CTATTGTGCCGAAACTAGCAAATCCTGCTGGGCTTTGAACAACTTGGCTAACCGTTCCATCACTTTCTAATATAACTGGCTTTGACGCAGCTATTCCTGAACCGCTATCAGTCATGCTTACTTTTTTGCCAGAGCTACCAGAAGGCAGTAATTCACTTAAATTACTCATGATGTGTACTCAATATTTAATTGGGTTGTTGTGTAGGCTTTACCAATTTTCTTGGTTGCTTTTGTTGACGGCGTTGTCGCTAAAGTGCCGTCATTCTGCACATAATAATCAGACTGTGCTGTTAATCCACCAGTATTAATTTCAGTTAACACTTGCGCCGCAGAGTTGCCAGAGTTTAGCGCATACAACACAACACATTTACCTGCGTTAGTATCATATTGAACATAGGTCGTATGGTCCATGTTTTCTACTGACGCTGAATTAATTGCAGAAGATGAACCCCACGACATTGTCGTTCCTGAAATAGTACCGACAGAGCCATACATATAACCACTACCTGATTCTTTTTCATAACAACAAAAAAGTTTGTTTATAGTTGCATCAAAATCCACGCCTACCGCTTGATAGTCGTTATCAATACCTGCGCTATCCGTAACCGCTGCAACGGTTTCTGGTGTTATTGTCGTACCACTAACACTCAAAACCCTAGACCAAACTTTATGAGGGCTTGCATTTTCTGAAAATACTACTGCTATTTTTTGCGCATTAGAGTCATAAACGAGATGGTTTTCTTGAATCTGTCCATAACTTGACTCAACTATTTCAGTCTCTGTGCCTAATGTAACCACAGTAGCACCAGACGCTATTTCACACGTCTTTGCCCTTACCCCTTGATTAGGTGTAGCTTGATACCAACATATAATCGACTTTTGTAAATTTGAGTCATACGCAATACTGTTGTTATATGTTGGTGAATTATGATTACTAACCAGTGTCATATTACCTATTGAGCAAGTATTCGTAGACGCATCTACCGTTACAACTCTGGCATAACGGTGATTGCTATAATTATTGACGTTATAAACAATAACGTGTTTGCCTGCTGATGCGTCATAGACCATATCTGGTCCAGCCATTTGGTTATTAGTAGATGTCACAGCATGAATTGTCGGCACTGTACCACTAAAACTTATAACTACCAGCTCTTGGTCTGCGCTTGCACCTTGGTCACGATAGGCTAATAGTGCTCTGTCTTGACCTGTATCATACGTTATCGCCAGTTGATGCAACGTATAATTATATGAAGGCGCTACAGGCACAGGCGTTCCCCATGTCGTAGTACCAGAGCCAACACTTCCACAAACTACATAAGCCTTATAACAACTTATTGCTGACTCATATATTGCATACGCTACAACTATCTGATTTCTAACAGTGTCATAACAAGATTTTATTTCATAAATAGGGTCACTACCTGATGAGGCTGACTCAAAAGCAGCCACAGAGCCACCAGAAGGACCAGTAGTGCCTAAAGGATTAGCATTGTTATATATGCCACCTTTAATAGTTATTTTCGCTGTAGCGCCAGCAGCAGCAGCTCCATTAGTAATTCCTAAAATATTAGAATCTTTACTTAATGTCGTTAGTGTACCGCCACCTTGTTGCGACCTTAAATATAAACGTGTTGCCGTTCCAGAAGAACCCCAATCAAATGTTCCGCCAGTACCCATTTGCCAAACAAATATATTTTTGGCATCTGTATAGTCTCTAACTTGACAAGAATAAGCTGCGCCAGACGTACCAAATACATAAGCATTTGTTCCCCATGCTACTTGGTTAGGGCCACAAATACCTTCCATATATTGAGGTACATTACCAGCCTGTGGTGTAAAGGTTACTGTACATTTTTGGGTATCGTCGTTATAAGACAAACCAAGCCAATTAGCATAAGCAGCGTTTAAGGTTCCTGAATAGGCTGTAATTAATCCAAAATTACTGCTGTTAGTAGGATTAGAGCCACTAAAACCTTGTTGAAATATCATCTCTTTAAGTTGCTGTGTATTGGTATCGTTAAACATACAAACAACTCTTTGAGCATTTTTTGCATAAACAATAGCGCCTGTATCTGCCATAGAGCCGACACTTAAAGTTTGTTCAGGACTATTGTAAGTAGTAACTCTATCAGTAGTATGCATTGACCTAATGACCGCTGTACCAAAATTAGAGCTGTAATACATAGCAGTCATTATATTTAAATCGCTGTTATAACAAGCACCTACTAATTGCGAACCACTTGTGCCTAGTGTTGTAGCTGCGCCAACTGAAAAACTACTCACTGAATTTGTTGCAGAACCAACAGGATTGGTTAACGTCAATGCGATATATAAAAATTTTATATAACCAGAAGCGTAATAAAAGCATATAAAATAGCGGTTTGTAGCGTCACTAACATCTGGATGAAATAATACGAATGGTGTTTGTATTGTTTCGTTCCAACTTGTAGACGTTGGTATTGTCAAACTGGGATTAGCGCCACTACCTATCTCTAAACAATTTACAGCGACATTAGATGGGTTATTTTTAGCAATTAAAACGCCATAAGGTGACTCTGTGTCAAAAGCCATTGGTATATAGGATTTAGAGTTATAATCCGCATAGCTCGTTTGAGTTACGACTGTTCCAGCCTGTACTGCATTAGTAGATGAGTTTAATTTAGCAAATACCGCCTCTACATAATAATTGCTTGATTTCTTCCATGATATTCCAAACACATCCATAAAACGGCTGTATTGAACATCTAGCACCTCATTAGTGACATCATAACTTGTCATTTGAGTGCCGTTATGCCAAGCCTCAGTTACCTCATATTCTCTAATGCCTGTAACAGTACCGTCAGAATTTAAAACAACCGCTTTGCCATTTTGTGAAATATTATCAGCTGGCTGCACTATATTTAACGTGCCACCCATTCCGCTATGTGCAGAGCAATAATAATATAGTGTTGGAGCACCTACAGGTACGACTATTTGTGTGTATGCGCCGCTACTACCTGCCGTTCCATTAGTAGTAACACCGCTAGTGTACTCGCTTCCACCGCCATGCGTTCCGTCTGATGTAGTAGAAAACCTTAAAGGGTGTGTGCTGTTTGTACTATCTGCTTGGTCAAATTTATAAGTGCTTCCCTCTGTAAGTGTCAATGTTGGCTGTTGTGTGCCATCAATATAAAAATCACTACCTGAAACCGTTACGGCATAAGTGGTAGTCGTGTTATTTTGCTGGACTGTAAAATCTACCTCTTTACCAGCGCCCGCAGGAAACAGCTCACTAAGATTTGTCACTTGTTATAATCCCGAATGTTTATTTGTGTGGTAGATATAGCTTGACCTATCAATTCTGCTGATGATGATGTGCTATCTGTCGATATGGTTCCATCACCTTGTACATAATAATCACTTCCTGCCGTTAGTCCTGTTTGTACCTCGTTGCGCGAACCCCAGATATTAACTGTACCACTTTGTCCCGCACCTATAGCACCAGCAGCTAGCCCTAAAAGATTAGTGCCGTCTTTATTGCTTGCTGGCATTTTTATCAATCCCGCTTTACCCATATTGTTACTTGGAAACGCTGTAGAATATTGATAATTGTCCATGCAGGCAGCATACGCCATTCTACCATTTCCTATACCTGCGCCCAATCTTACTGTTGTTGCTGTAGCGTCAGAATATAAATTCCATGGACCTGCCTGCCAGTTGAAAGAAGTAGAGCCATGAGTAAATGTTGCTATTTTTACTCTACTAGGCTGAGTGTTTGTGCTTCTTTCGTATGAAAATGCGACATTGCCACTTTCATGAGCTTTTACATCTTTTGTATATGAATTGCTGCTTGTTGTAGTGCTTTCTATTACTGTCTGTCCTTGCGGACTCCAATATGAATAATTTGTATACCCTAATACTCCAGCCGGATAGTTAGAGGGATTATTATAAATAAAAAGCATATAAGTGCTTACAGGGTCATACGATAAATACGGCAAATGTCCTGTAGGTTCACTACTACTCCAAATGTTTCCAGCACTACCCACTGTAGGTGTGCTACCTGCACCTGTTAAAGTAACAAAAGTAGTTCTGCCAACATTGCTGCTATTTGAATGTACAACCTGAAATTTATCTTCCGGCGGTATGTATTCTGTATGGTAGTTAGTATGCCAGTACCCACCGTTATACTCTAAATTATTTTCACCACTAATATTAGTAAGGCCTCCTGATGACGGCAAAACGGCTGAAAATACATAAGGATAATTATTCGGATATTGCTCATAAACGAATAAAATATTGCCTTTATTATCAGAGCAACAATAACCGCCTATTGAATAATAATTACCAGATTGCGCACTTCCAAAAGTTACACTTCCATTACTAAAGTCTAGCGTTCCGTAATAAAGTTGAGAGCTGCTATATCCACTGTATTGGTAATTATAGGTATATGCACCTCTTCCTGTGTGATGGTCATAACAGAAACTGATGTATTTATTGCTGTATAAATTAGATGGGCCAGTGCCTATTCCTGATATAGAAAACGAACCAGCATCATTAACAGTAAATGAGACATATTTAATTTGTGCTGAATAGCCCCAGAAAAAATAATATCTATCTTCTTTTCTAACATAGACCATTTGACCCATATTACCGCTAACATTACCAGCAGCTATAAGTGCGTTTGATGATTGGTCTAATCCATAATTAGTCAATGCTGACATAGCGACTTCGGATATAGTGCCGTCACTATTTATTATGCAAGGTTTTCCTGAATTAACGCCTGTAGAATCAGCCGTAAAATCTACGTTATTTTGTCCACCTCCCGCAGGAAGTAACTCTGATAGATTTGTCATACACTCCAGCCCACCGTTGCATCAACATAGGTTAAAACTATTTCAGCCCAATTCTTATCGAATGTTAGGTCTGTATTTGACCCCGCTATATTAGAGCCGTTTCTAGCAACTGTAAAATTGGTAGTCGCGGCTGCGCCTGTCATGTCTTTGACAGAAACCGTATCTCCAGCCGTAGGACTTGCTGGTAAAGTTACTGTAATACCTCCAGCAGTAACGCCAACATAGTCACGATTTACAGCCGTATAGCTAACACCCTTTAATAGTGGCGTTATAGCCCCAGAGCCGCCGTTAGCAAAACTTAGCTCGCCTGTTACCCCTGTGGTAAGTGGCAAGCCTGTCGCGTTTGTCAAGGTTGCTGACGAAGGCGTACCAATATCAGGAGTTGTTAGCGTTGGTGATGTTCCAAAAACCAAAGCCCCCGAGCCTGTTTCGTCTGTTACCGCTGCTGCTAGATTTGCACTTGATGGAGTTTGTAAAAATGTCCCTACATTGGTTCCAAGGTCTGTAATTTGACCTACTGTGACGCTAGTTGTAATAGCTGCTGTGTTTTGCCAGCTTGCACCATTGTATATTCGCAGCGCATTTGATGTACTATTCCAATACATTGACCCAGTAGTAAGAGGGTCGCCATCATTGTTGACGGTAGGGTCGGATGATTTTGAACCTAAAAAAGTGTCATCAAACAAATCCCAATTTGCTTCGGCAGAAGCAGCAGATGAGGCAGCGTTCGTTTCGGAGGTCGCGGCTGCTGTGGCGCTATTTCCGGCGTTGGTTTCGGAGGTTGCTGCGTTGGTAGCTGATGTTTGAGCCGCTGTAGCGTTAGTATTTACTGTAGTAAAGTCAGTATTGAACGCTGTTATTGATGCGTTCATTTCTGTAGAAAACGGTGAATACATTGCTCCTAGAAAAGCATCAGCTCTACTATTAAATGTTGCCGGAGCATCCGTTCTTGCTGGCGCTGTAGGCAATGGAGTTATTGCTGGGACAGTCATTATGTTAAGCCCTCAATAGACAATGTAGTTAATGATACCGTTGGGTTAGTCATTAAAATACTAAACTCCCTAAAGTATCCGTAAATTATCGTACCATCTGTATTTTCTTCTGTAATCCAAACGCTAGGCGTTGTTCTTACATCAGTTAGTATTTTCTTCACCTGCGCAAAACGACCAGTTTGAATAATGACATCAACATCTGCTGTATCGCTATACCTGCCAGCCGTGATGGTTACATTTCCTGCGCTATCAGTAGTTTTTTGCGAATAATCAATAATACCAAAACTAGCCCCATACTGTGAATCACCTATTGTTTCAACCGTTCCCAAAACTAACGCTCCGCATTTAGCGGTTCCTGTGTCTGTGAAAGTTACATCTATATAGGCGTTTGCATAATTTGGCAGACCTAATATTGCCAAATCGCTGTCTCTAGTAATTGGTGTGAAAAAGTAGTCATACCAGCTTTGTATACCGGAGTCAGAAACCATGCTGTAGGTTTGATTAAAAACAGTTCCTTCTGAGGGGTCTACCATTTCAACGGTTATTGATTGAGTGTCAACATTGACCACCGACAACCCATTTACTATTTGACCCGCTGTAATACGAACATCAAAACCACCAGCCTTAGAGGTTTGTTGCTGAATAGTTTGATTAAACATTTTCCAGCGATTAGTGCTACCTTCGTCTGACCAGTAAGTGTTAGTTGTATCTGTTACTGGGTCATTATTCGTATTACTGTTTTGTTTTGATTTATAAATTTTATGAATGTTAGGAGTTGTAACAATAACGTAATCACCGTCTGCGTAAGTTGTCGCACTACTCCACGCAGCGTAATCATTCTCTGGAACTGAGCTAGATGTGAGAGTTGTGTCTGTAACTGCTTGCGATTTTATTAATTTCACTATTAAGTCCTAGTTGGTGGCAGACCGTCTATATCCCATCTTGACTCTATTCTTGCCGTCTTATTGACAGCTTTCGCAACAACAAGCATAAGCTCATTCAGATTTCCTCTTAGAGTGCTCATTTCTGCAACCATAAAATCTGATCTTTTTGATTCTGCTGCTGTTTGTACTCTTTCGCCTTTGTGTAACTCTGCAATATAACCATCATAAGGGATGCTATTTACACCCCCCGCATGGCTGCCGTCAATCAAATTTCTACGCTTTGCTTCTGCTGTTACAGCATCAACGATAGCCGTATGACTACCCAAGGCTAGCAGCGAGTCTAAGTCTGCTTTGTTTACTTGGTTTTGACCAGCAACTAACGTCAACCACCTTTTTGAGTAATCAGTTAATTGAGAATCTAAAGAATCTCCTGCGCTGCCTCCATCTTCGTCTGCTAAACCAAAAAACGCACCAGTTCCTTTACCCTTTTCATTTCTGCCAATAAAGTTGGATGCGCTCAAGTTAACATCAAGACCAGCAGCAGTCGCTATATTTGTTAGCGTATTGTCTAATGTTCTAAAAGTGTCAATAACATTGTTAGCCTCTCCTTCTGTTTTTCTTCTAGTAAATCCAGTGAATTGAGCACCACTAGCAAATTTTGCTATATCAAATTGACCAGTGCCGTCACCTACAGGAGTGGTTAACATTCCAGCATTACTAGACATAGTCCCGCTATCATCCAAAGAGTCAGCCAATAGAGCTGCGCCAGCTATGCCAAGAGTGAGAGGATTTGTTGCTAAAGCTAATGCTTTTGCTCCGACAGCTTTTATGGCAGTTCCAGCAGTAGCTAAAGCAGCTTTTCCACCAGCCATTAATCCCCCGCCAGCAGCGCCTCCGGCTGCGGCTGTAGCGGCAGAAGTACCAGCAGCTCCCCCAGCAGCAGATGAAGCAGCAGCGCCAGCAGCACTACCTCCTCCAATACCTAACACATTGCCTAGGGTTGATGTTATTTTGCTGCCTATGCTGCCGAGAGCGCCTGTAATGGTGCTCATAAAGCCATCTATACCGCCAGTTCCAAAGATTGCGTCCATTAGCTTTTTAGCAGCTATTTCAGCAACCATATTTTTCCAGCCTTCTTTGATAGATTCAAAAAAGCTCTTAAAATTTAACTTACCACTGTCTAGCGTTTCTTTAATTAAGTCAGCAAAACTTGTTTGCGTGTTTTCAACAAACGTGTTGAGCGTAGCTTGCTCTACAGAAACTTTGGCAGTTGATTCAGCTACTAGCTCTAACTGCTTGCTTACCTCTGCGCTTCTTATGGCTTGGGTTTCCATTTCCTGAGTAACCATTCTAAAACCGCTTGTAGGTTTAGCCATAAGGTCAAATTGGTCTACCAAATTTATAACGCTGTCATTTTGTTCTGTTACTTGATTTTTTAAAACGCCGACAGATTGAGCGGCAGCAATTTGCCCCGCTTCAAATCGCGCTGTTTGAGCAGCCACATCAACCAAACCATTTTTTAGCGTTAATGTTGCGTTGCCCAAACCTACTATGCCGTCTTTAACCGCGACAGTTGTGTCCTCTAAAATATTGAATATGCCATTAAAAACTTTTGCTTCTTCCGAGACTAAAACTATTGCTTCTCTTTGAGATTCAAATTGATTTGTTAGCTCCCTTAAAGATTGTTTTCTTTGCTCATCTAGCTCTGCTAGTTTTCGCTCTGTTTCTTCTTGGCTGTCAATCAAGGACATAGCTCTAATTTTCATGGTTTCATAAAAATCGACTATTTTAAGTTTTGTTCTTTCTACGAATTCTTGCGCTTTTGAAAAACCAGTTCTAAAGTTGTTTATAAAAGCTCGCATAGCTGACTCTGCGCCAGTTACGATTCCTTTAAAAAACTCATAAATTGGCGTAGCCAGCCGTCTGACAAAATCTACAAACCTTCTAACAAAAGGAGTAAACAGATTAATTATAAAATCTAAAGCTGCCTTAAATCCGTCAGCTATATTTTTAAAAAATGGAGACCAAATTTTCCATATTTGCTCTAGCATTATTCCCGCTTGATGTTTTAAATCGCTCCAATATTTCGTGTAAGCATCAAAGTTTGCATTTAAGTGGTCTACTATTGGCTCTGTCGCTTTTACCACAAAATTTCCAACCTCTACGGCGGTTGCTGCGAATTTTCCTTTTAAAACTTCTAGCTTTTGAGTCATGGTGTTAGACATTTTTGAAAAAGCTAAATCTGTCTGACCTAATGACTTGCCCATATCTTCCATAATGTTGTCAAAAGTTTCAGCCTGTGACCCTGTTAAGGCAAACACAGCGTTCAACGCCTCTGTGCTGCCGAACAAACCTAGCATAGCCTCTTGATTGCCTGCGGTTTGGTCTACTAAATCTTTTAGGAATTGTTGCAATCCTTTGGCTTGAATAGATTGCATATCAAACTGCAACCCTAATGCTTCTGATATTTTTTTAGCTTCGCCGGAAGGCTTTAATATGTTCGTTAGCGCAGCCTTTAAACCTGTCATTGCTTCGCTTGTCGCAACACCGCCAGTTGTTAATGCGCTCGTTGCTCCTAACAATTCTTGGAATGACAAGCCAGCAGTTGAAGCTAATGCTGCAACTTTACCAACATTGCCTGACAATTCGCCTACTGTAGTTTTTCCGGCTCTCATTGCCGTAAACATTGCATCACTAACGTCAGCAGCTTGGTTAGCCTCTAGGCCAAAGGCATTAACTATACTGGTTAAACCATCAACGGCGGTTGTAACGTCTGTCACGCCCCCTATAGCTAGCTTGTTAGCTGCTGTAAGCATAGATGTTGCTTCAACAGCATTAGAGGCTCCAGCAGATATGGCTTGATAAAATGCTTGCGCTTGTTGCGTAGGTGAACCGCCAAATTGAGCAGCTAATAATTTTGCGTTTTGCGTTAATGTCGGCATTTCCTTCGCTGCATCTGTCAGCAAAGTTGACACCTCGCCTAAAGCAGCATTGAATTCGTTTGCTTGCGCAGCTAAATTGGAAAAAAGTCGAGCAGACAACGCTGCCGCCATAACTGGAGCCAAAACTCTCATAGCTCTAGTTGCTAATGTCGCTTTTTGGGAAAAGCCAGCTAGATTTTGACCAGCCGTTTTGACAGATGAGGAATCTGCTTGTATTTCTAACCGAGCTACATCAACCATATTAAAACCTGCTATTTCTTAAAATGTTCCTAGCATCCTCAGTCATTCCGCTAGGTTGGTCGACATCTCTGTAGGGTGCTGGTAACAATGTGCCTTCGTATTGTTGCGCAGAGCTATGATAAATAATTGAGAACAATTTAATTTGGTGTATTTCCCAAAGCCTCAACTCATAACCTGTTATTCGCAGCCAACTTTCAACTTCTTGCCACGAAACTCCATCTAACCCACACTCAATAGCCAACTCAACTAAATGCTCGTATGGTTGTATATCAGGCATAACAGGCTCGTCTAAGCTTTTTCTACGAACCTCTGTCGCGCCCTTCTTGCGAGTATTTAGCCAAGCTAGGTATCTCGCATAATCCTCTAGCTGCTTAGTGACTTTGTATCGTAGTTTGCCCTGTCTGCAACTTCTTCGATAACCTGTTCAGCTATCCAAGCTCTTTTAGTGTAGATTTTGAGGGCATTTTCCTTGTTACAAGGTAACTTTTCGCCCTCGAAATCTAAATTTGTCCAGCTTACAGTACACTCAGCTAGCGCCTCACGAACATTGTTTTCAACAACTGTTTGAGGAACGGTTTTACCACGATATTTTTGTGCGTTTTTGGTTTCCATTCTTCTCATGACGTTTTGCCATTTTTTAGAATCTCGACCTAAAACTTTTATCGTGACATTTTTACCGCCTTCATCTTCTAAAATCTCTCCAGTGACAGGGTTGTACAAAGTAACTGTAACGCCTTTGTCCGCTGCTGCCGTTAAGTCGATAGTGCTCAAGTCCATAAGTTACCCCTATACGGTTGTAACTGTCGGCCGAGTACGCTCCACTTGGATGGTTCTTTGAACCAATGAATCCGCGCCCCCAGCGACAGTGTTGAAAGAAACAATCTTGCCCGTGAAATAATCATCTGTTGCATCTTGATAAGTAACCTTAAACGAATAATCTGCGTCAGCAGAAAGACCCGCTAATACAATTACTTGCCCAGCGTCGTCATCATCACGGTTAACTGTAATGCTGTCCGCGTCATTGTTGTAAGTCCCTTTATACTTGTCAGTTGACCGTTGATTGATTGGATTAGACGTAACGATATTATAAGTTTGACCGCCAGCAGCCCAATCTGTCACTTGTCCAACTGTAGTGAACGTAAGGGATGGGTAGCCAGTAGTTCCGTCTGAGTCAAATGTAGTTGGTAGTGAAGCCGATATAGCTATAACACTATCCACTAGAGTTTGTGCTGAATTTGGCATTTTAATTTACCTCTGTATGAAAGCTCTATATGTAATAGTAATTACAGTAACATACCAGCTTTCCTCTACGAGTCCGGCTTGGCGAGATACTGCGGTTATTCTAGCAGATTGACCGGAATATGAAACACTACTACCAATGCGGTAATGAGCCATAATTTCTTCGGCCTTTGTTTTTGGCGTTATTGCCCCTGTTTCAGCGGGATAACGCAAAATGACACGAAACAATCCGTCTGTTTCATTTGTATCATTTAGGTCTAGTGCGGTTATGTCATTAGGTATATTAAGAAGCTCGGCATAAGGTATGTTAGCCGTAGGCTCATAAGGCAAATTTTGATAGGCAATTTCTAACCCAAAATTAGCGTTAATAAAGCTCTCTATAAATGCTTGATCTATTTTTAAGCTCATTATTTTGCCTTCGCTACTTCTTCTCGCACTATTCTGTTAATTCTTGCCATGTTCTTAGCAATCATCCCATCATGTTGCTCCCAATACGGAGCATAAGGAACATTGTTAGTCATAATGTTTAATGTGCCTGACCTAACAGTTGCAGACATTTGTTGAACAGTTGATTGGCCTGCTGGGTCTTTGCTGTCAGTTTCGTTAGCCCTTGGGCTTCCAATGCTTGCTTGCCAATTGCCTCGCATACGACCAGTATCAACCCTAGTGTCCATTATGACGCTAGAAAACAATTTTAGAGTTATGCCCCTAGCTGCTTCTTCTAAACTAAGTTCAGCTTTTTTGGCCCATTGTGAAATATCAACTCTAGCCATTATTTCCTCGCTTGTATGAAGTAAACAACGCCCACCGTTGCAGGCTTGGCCTCTTCAACATTTACGATAGTCCAATCTTGACCAGACAAAACAATCTCATCAGTAGTTAGTGGCTCTATTGTGTTATCGACAATAACAAGCCTGTCTGATGACATTATTCTAGTTCCATCAATTTGATCGTTTCTATATCTTTGCACTAATCCATTTGGTGTGTATGTTGTTGTCGTTCCCGCAGTTACCGCACCAGTTACAGGATTAACGCTGTCACCAGTAGTGCGCTTTATTGTTATTTCCATTCCAAATTTTTTTAATAGCTTGGCTGCTGTCGCTGCCATGCTTGTATAAAAGGCTGCGCTCATGACATTACCAAAGGAATACCTAGACCGTTGTATCTCATTAAAGACATTAGCAAGGCTTGGCTTCTACTGTTATAGGGCAATCGACCTGTTTCAGAAACCGCATACTCTACCTCTACAGCACCATCTACTTTTTCTCTTTTAATGCCTGTAGCTCCGCTTTGCGATAAATTCCACAAATCTTCACCGTCATTAATATCAATAGCTAAAGACATTTGAGCTTGTTTTAACACGGTTGGTATTTCATCGTTGTCCCAAGACCAGCCGTTTATATCTGTTAAGTTGTTCCTTGGAAAAGCCATAGGTTGAGTCTTTTCGACAGTGTCGCCTTTTAAAACATTTTCCAGCCCATCTATAAACTGCGCAGCCTTAATGAGTTGCGTTCTATAAATCTGTAAGTCCGTAATAGTTACATTAAGACTTGCGGCATAATCTATATATTCAGCCATAGTCACATAGCTATTAGCGCCTGTAACTATTGTTCCATTTTCGACCACTATGGTTGTCATTTTCGCTTACCTTTTTGATTGGCTTTAATTGCTTTGAGCCTACTTTGGGCTTGCTTTTTAGTCTTGCTGTAGCCAGAAGTGTTATCAATCTTATAACCTTTTTTAGACTTTCTAATCGGCATTACCATTTTTCCTTATTAGCCCAATAAGCCGCTGACATTTTTCCTTTGGCTATATTTTTAGCGTGTCTCGCTTTAAAAGATTTACGTCTAGCTGCGTCAGATTTGCTTTCGCCTTTTTTTGCCGGAGAACCGGAAACACCCTGTTGACCAAAACGGATAGTTTTTATTTTGTCGCCTTCTTTTGCTACGACCACATGAGATTTTGTTGGGTGCTTCGGTGTACGTTTTGGCTTGTTGTATCCAGACACACCAGCTCTAGCTAGTCTAGGGTCTTTTTTAGCCACAAACTGCTCCTAACGATTGTTGAAATACATTGTGATTTCAAAACCAAGTCGCACATTTTCGTAAGTTGGTTTAGTCCACATAATTTATACCTCAAAAAGATAAGGGGGTTTTTACACCCCCTTAGATAGATGACTAGCCTTTCAAGACGGCGCAGAAATCTGGCTTCCAAACTTTGTATCCATAAAGAACGGACACATCAAACATAGCTTTGTTATAGCCCTTATAGGCTGCTACGTCATAAACGAGGCCAGAGAATGGGTCTTGTACTGTCAAACGGTCAACAGCAGCATCACCACCGCTAGGCTGCGCTAACCCTCGCACACCAACCTCAACCGCGCTTTTGTGAAAAGCTACGTTCGCTGTGAAGTCAGAAACGACTGTTATCGCAGTTGCAGATGAAGCAATCGCAGTTTGAAGTCCGGGAGTCGCTATCGTAATAGTTCCACCACCAGATACATCCGCATCACCAGAAGTAACAACATACTTGTTAGAGTCACCAGCAAAGCTAATAACGTCACCAACAAGTATAGTTCCAGTTCCAGCGGAA